CTCAGCTCCTACCGCAGCCACACCCATCCGGGCGACAGCGGCGGCACGACGGGCGGGCCGCAGTGATGGCGGGCATGAGTCGGCACACAGGGAAACGGCTCGACGAGCTGGCGCACATCCGCCAGAGCGTCGCCGACATCCTCACCACCCCGATCGGCTCGCGCGTGATGCGCCGCGAGTACGGCTCGCGCCTGCCCGAGCTTATCGATCAGCCGCTCACCGGTGCCACGCTGCTGCGCGCCTACGCCGCGACCACGGACGCGATCATCCGCTGGGAGCCGCGCATCAAGGTCCGCGCGATCACCCGCCTGGTGCATACCGATCGCCCCGGCGCCGTCACGCTCGGGCTGAACGGCGTGCGTACCGATTCCGGTGAGGCGTTCTCGATGGAAGTCCCGCTGTCGGGAGGTGGGGCATGACGACCATCGATCTGTCGCAGCTCCCCGCCCCGGCCGTCGTCGAGGAGATCGACTTCGAGACGATCCTCGCCGAGCGCAAGGCCGAATTCCTGGCGCGCTATCCCGAGGCTGAAGAAGAGATCGACCTGGAGTCGTCGGCGCTCGCGAAGATGCTCGAGGAGAACGCCTACCGCGAGGTCGGTTGGCGTCAGCGGGTCAACGAGGCAGCGCGCGCGGTCCTGCTAGCGTTCTCCAGTGGCTCGGACCTCGACCAGGTCGCCGCGAACCTCGAAACCGAGCGCCTACTGATCGACCCGGGCGACCCGGACGCCAACCCGCCGGTCGAGCCGACCTATGAGTCGGACAAGGACCTGCGCCAGCGCGCGCAGAGCGCCTTCGAGGGCCTGTCCGTCGCCGGCCCCCGCTCCGCCTACGTCGTGCACGCCCTGTCGGCCGACGGCCGCGTGGCCGACGCCACGGCCACGAGCCCGAACCCGGCCGAGGCCCTGGTCACCATCCTCTCGCGCGAAGGCGACGGCACCGCCGCGCAGGATCTGCTCGACGCCGTGGAAGCGGACCTGTCGGCCGAGGACGTACGCCCCGTCGCGGACCGCCTCACGGTGCAATCGGCCGAAATCGTCGACTATGCGGTCGACGCGACCCTGTACATCTACCCGGGACCCGAGGCCGAGCCGATCCTCGACGAGGCGAACGCGCGCCTGGACGCATACACGGAAGAGCAACGCCGCCTGGGGCGCGACATCCGCCGCTCCGCCCTGCACGCCGCCCTGCACGCGGAAGGCGTGCAGCGGGTGGAGCTGAACTCGCCGGCGGCGGACGTCGTGCTCGACGAGACCCAGGCGGCGCACTGCACCGCCAAGACCGCGGTCGTCGGGGGCACCGATGAGTAGCCTGCTGCCACCCAACTCGACGCCGCTCGAGCGCGCCGCCACCGAGGCGATGGCCGAGATCAAGCGCGTCGAGATCCCGCTGCGCAAGCTCTGGAATCCGGATACGTGCCCGGTGGAGGTGCTGCCGTACCTCGCCTGGGCATTCAGCGTCGACCGCTGGGATTCGACCTGGCTGGAAGCCACCAAGCGCGAGGTCGTGCGCTCGAGCTACTACATCCACCGGCGCAAGGGGACGATCGCCGCGCTGCGGCGCGTGGTCGAGCCGCTCGGCTACCTGCTCGAGGTCACCGAATGGTGGGAGCTGGACCCGGAGGGTACGCCCGGCACCTTCCAGGTGGTCATCGGCGTGCTCGACAGCGGCATCACCGACCAGATGTTCACCGAGCTCGAGCGCCTGCTCGACGACGCCAAGCCGGTCTCGCGGCATCTGACCGGTCTGGACATCTACGGCGAGACGCGCGGCACAGGCTACGTCGGCGCCGGCACGTACACCGGCGAGATCTCGACCGTATACCCCTATCTCGCCACCGACGCCGAAGTGAGCGGTTTCCTCTACTTCGGCGTGGCTGATCACACCATCGACACCGCGAGCGTGTACCCACAATGAGCACTTACTACACCGTCATCACCGACGTCGGCCAGGCGAAGCTGGCCAATGCCACGGCCCTGGGGGAGACCGTCGAGCTGACGGCGCTTGCCGTGGGCGATGGCGGCGGCGCGACGCCCGTCCCGGATTCCGAGGCCGAGGCGCTCGTGAACCAGCAGCGCTCGGCCGCGATCAACCAGGTCAGCGTCGACCCGGACAACCCCAACTACATCATCTGCGAGCAGGTGATCCCCGAGGACGTCGGCGGCTGGTGGATCCGCGAGGTCGGCATCTTCGACGCCGACGGCGACCTGATCGCCTACGGCAACTTCCCCGAGACCTACAAGCCGCAACTCGAGGAAGGCTCCGGCCGCACCCAGACCATCCGCGTCGTGATCATGGTCAGCGACACGGCCGACATCACGCTCAAGATCGATCCGTCGATCGTGTTGGCCACGCGCGAATATGCCGATACCGTGCTAGCCGACCATGCCGCCAGCCGCAACCACCCGGCTGCAACGACGTCGGCGCAGGGCATGGTCGAGATGGCCACCACCCAGGAGCACCTGAACGGAACCCGTTCCGACCGAGCCACGCACCCGGCCGGCGTCAAGGCGGCGGTGGAGAGCAGGTTCTCGATCACCACCCACAAGCTCGTCGTGATCGACGGCGTCCTCGCGATGGAGGAGCTCTAAATGTACGGCTACCCCAAAGTCATCAACACCCGCGAGGACGTCGACCTGCTGGTCGACTATCTCGGCACGATCTCGGCCACGCCCGAGCTGGTCGCGCGCGGCCTTGCCTACCTCAAGGGCCTGCGCGACAAAACGAAGCACTACGTCTTCGACCGCGTGCTGGCCGACGGCGAGGATCCGGACGGCGGCGAGCCGGACTACCGGGTACTGGAGGAGGAGGCCGACGACGGGAGCACGGTGCGTCGCCAGTACACCCTCGAGGACAACCCGCGCGCCCCGATTCACCGCCTCGGTTTCACGGTGGACGAGGTGCAGGCGCTGATCGACCAGATTGAAGGAGCACAGTAATGGCGGCAGGCGACAAGATCGTGATCCCGGCGCAGGCCGCCGGCTTCGTGAGCCTCTTCGGGTACATGGGCAAGGGCACCGGTGACACGCTCGACCTCCCCGAAGGCATGGTCAACATCGGCGGCAACAGCCTGGGGTATCTGCTCGCCGCGCAGACCGACTGGGACCCGGTTGCCAACAGCGACGGCTCGTTCGCCGGCCTCGCGCTCGGCGACGACGCCTACATCTACGCCGTGGCCGATGCCTCCGGCACGGCGCAGTGGGTGGCTAGCAAGAACTCCACTGTGCCGGATGGGGAGACGGCGGACACCTCGCGCAAGATCGGCGGCTTCCACTACGGCCGCGTGCGCACCGTGGCCGAGCGCTACGACACCGGCATCACCCCGGCCACGCAGATCGTGCCCAACAGCGTGTGGGACCTGAAGCACCGCCCGACCTGTGACCCCACCGGCATGGTGGAGGTGGTCCCCGGCAAGCTGTGGGTGGACATCTACCTGGCCAGCGAGGGCAGCGGCACCTGGCCGGAGAACATCCCGGTGAGCCGCTACGGCGTGCCGCCGATCAAGGACGACATCTACGCCCGCTCCGACTTCCATCTGCTGGCCCGCAATGCTGGCAAGCGCATTCCCGGCGCCGAGGAGTTCCTGACTTACGCCGAGGGTGCGCCCCAGGGCAACGACGCCAACAACGATACTGCATGGAGCGCGACCACCAACACCGGCCCGACCAACACCGGAGCGGTGGCCAAGGCGGTCTCCATGTTCAACGTGGTGGACGCGGCCGGGAACCTGTGGGAATGGCTGGATGACCACTACGACCTGGGCATAGAAAACCGCGCTCTCTGGAGCACTGCCATTGTTGACGTCGGTAAGGATGCCGCCTTCGCTCGCGGGCAGGCGTATACGTACGTCTATGGCGCCAGCGATGCGTCCTCTTGGCGCTCCGTCATCGGCGGCGGGCGGTTCGGCCGCGGCGTGTACTGCGGTTCGCGGTGCCTGATCTCCGACGCGGGTCCGTGGCGCGCGGTTGGCAGTGTCGGGCTGCGCTGCGTCTGTGACGCCCTGTGACCATGACTCCTGAAAAGGCCCCGCGACAGCGGGGTCTGGTTATCGTCAACAAGGCCGAGCGGCTGATCATCGACCTGGGGGCGCACATCGACAAGATCCCGAAACACCAGCGCTACCGCTACGCCATACGGCTAGAGGACGAGCTGTGGGAGTTGGTGCGGCGCCTGATCGAGGCAGCCATGAGCAACCAGAAAAGCAAGGTTTACCGTGCAGATGAACCAGCTGGCAGCAGCTATCAACGCGATCGCCGATCGCCGCGCGGTCAGCCGCGTGGACGGTGTGGCGGTCATTACCGTGGAGGAAGCATAAATGCAGGGAGTACCCCGCTATGGCCTGCGCAC